ACTATCCGTAATGCTTAATGACGCTCAAACAGACGTTATAGACATCACCATCGCTATGAGCAACCGTAGTAAACATAATGTCGCCGGTAACTCCGGTGCCAGCATTATTTGGAATACCACTAAATTCGCTAAAATCTAATTCGTCTGAGTAATCTGCATTCAACTGCCATGCTAAAACATCAGTGTCTGCATCGAAAAATATCTTTACACCCATACCAATGTTGGTGTACCAAATCTTTTCAATTGTTACTTTTGAACATGCGGCACCAGATACTGGGTCTACTGAAAGAGCAGATACATCTATCTTCTTTACAGCAGCCTCGCCAGTACCGTCGCTTACATTTGTAAAACGGAAGATGGCCTTTCGGGGGCCATCTTGAATCGTTTGTGAAGCTACTGCATCAGCCATAACTGTCTCCTATTACGCTATCTGAACGTACTCAATAATAAACGTAAAAGAGCCAGCGGTGGTTGCGTCAACTGTGTTAGTGATATTGCAATAGATTGTTCTTGCAGCAGAAGTGTACTGAACAGAAGCAGGAGCCGTAGTGCCACTTTGAGTCTGAACAACCAAAGTAGTCAAAGTTACGTTGTGTTCAACAACAGTTGTACCGCCATCTAAAATCTCATCAGTCACTGCTGCAACGATTTGTGCGCCAGAAGACGAAGTACCAACCTCATAGCCAATGTCACCTGTGCCAATAACTGGGGAGGTGTCACAGAAAATTTTAATGTCGGTAATAATGGTATTTGCAGGTTGTGTAAACTCGCCAATTGATGGGCTATCACCTGCTGTAGTGTTAACGGTAACGCCTGTAGCAAAGCCAACATGCTTTACATACTTGCTAGTTACGATTCCAGTAGAAGCAATGTCAACAACTTCAGTAATTGCGCCAGTGCTGCTATTTTCCGAAATAACCTTAAACCCATTCTTTGAGCGGACTGCGCCGCTGAATGTAGTATTCGCCATGAGTATCTCCTGTCGTGGCTAATGTCAGACTGTTCCACGTGGAACATTCTGTCAGGGATAAAAAAAAGGACTACCCAAGTATAACCTGAGTAGTCCTTAAAAGCTCTAGCTAGAGCCGGGTGATCCGAAAATTCCAAGTGGATCAGAAACGCCGAAACTGTAGCGTTCACGCGCTTTATAGCGCACGTTACCAGTATCGAAGTCACCATCCATAGAATTTTCTAATGCTGCCCGTTCAAAGTGCTTCATGCCATTTGGAACGTCAGTAATCAAGAACCACGCATTTGTATCTGTGAGGTAATGATTTACTGAGTAGCCTTCTGGAATGCTGCCATTTGTATAGATAGCGTTCAGATCATTGTCTGCCGTACCAACACGACCTTCTGTCTGAAGGATACGAGTTGCGGTAAACATCAACGCAGGTGGAACAATCAACTTGCGAGGACGGGCTGCAATCAGCAATCCACGCTCGTCAGTCCATCCTGCAATAGCAATGATAGCTGCCTCTAAAGAAGTTTCGTTCAAGTCAGCCGCCGTCGCAGGACGATTGCTATTCTTGCCGCCACTTACGAGAGGGTGTCCATCACCACCAGTAACGCCATCGCCAGAAGCAGTAAACAAGTTTACGCCGTCACCCGATTGGAATGAGTTTGTAAAACCATTGTTTAATGGCTGTGCAGATTTAACCTGCTTGGTGTATGCCATAGCTCGTGCTAGCGCCTTGGTGTAACGAGCAGAAAGAGAATCGTAAAGATTATCTTCCATCGCTTCCTCGGTGATTGCAAAACCCATAGCTACTGTTTCGTGATTAAAGCGAGCAGTAAACGACTCTTGTGCAGCATCATATGTAATGCTTTCACCTTCGCCTTTTGTTGGTGCTGCGCCAAAGCCACTTAGCTTGACTTCTTCCTCAAATGAACGATCAGAAGATTCTGTGTCGTAGATTTGAGTATGTTCATCTTCGTACTTCGTATACTCCAAACCGAACAAGGCATTAAGCCCCGGCAGGAGTTCTTTAAGCATTTGCGCTCTTGAAATTGCCATTGCTTAGTTCTCCTTAAACGCCGGTTGTGTTTCTGTACGCATGACCAACATTAAAAATGAAGAGTGCGTCCGTGAATGCATCACCAATAGTGCTACTAGGGCCATCATAAAAATCATAGATTCGCAATGGCAAAGTATTGGTAGTTGCAGTTGAATCGGCATCAACAGCATTTTTACTGTTACCGATAGAGGTTGTTCCAGCAGTTTGGATAACATCAAAGTTAGACCCAAGTGCTGTTTGAGCAATAGCGCCATCAGCTTGCATCAAGAAAACCACATCGGGATCACTTAATACATATGCCATAGCATCTGATGCAACAGTTGACGCTGGCCAATACTGGCTAAACGTCATCTGGTTAGTGGTAGGGTCTGTATATTTACAGCCCATAAAAATGCCAACAGTGGTTAGCGTAGCAGTGCCTGTATCTTTTTCGATAGTACCTGCTGCAACCATTTTGACAAAATCGCCGTTAAAAATAGCAGTTGCATAACCGCTAGCGATTTTAAGATGTTGAACCTTTCCATTGAAAGATCCGCTAGCACTTGTGGTGCTAACTGGTCTTGCCCCATGGGGCGCGGCTGTAGTAGCCATAATTGAGTTCTCCTAACAAATAAAAATAAGTTGTTATTTACCAAAACTACTTACGCGAGTTTTTCGATCAGGTCGGAGCATAGGCATCCGTGGATCATTTTCTCGCATGTAAGATTGGTCAACACTTTCCATTTGTTGCGCTGCAACTCCCTCGTAATGACGCTGGCGCGAATCCGCAACTTCCTGTGGAGCCTTACACAATAACTGACCGCCAATTTCAACACATCCGGGAAACTGAGAGTTATGATCAGGCATAACTTCTAGCTCTGGGTGGTCTTCAAGCTTCACTGGCTCCCATCCTTCTCTAAAGCGCATAGATACATTAGTTGCATCTGATTGCCCTACCATAGATGTACGAATCCATCTAAACGCCCATCCCGGTTGTGGGATTGGATCTGGTAGCAGATTGGGTGGTGTCCACTGCTGCTCTCTAGCTGTGTTATCTCTCGACTCCAATTCTCTTGGTTCTCTTGTTTCGCTCATTACGACATCCTCTGTTTCTGGGCAGCATATTGCTGCGGGGTAATTCCTAGTTTCTTGATAAGCTGGATTTCCGAGCTACTCAATTTAACTTGTGTTTTCTTACCACCACTTCGTTGCGCTGGTGCAACTGGTGAAGATGATGTCCTTGTTTGAGAAGCAGTGCCTTCGTCTTTTGTTTCTATACCAAAAGCTGATGGAAATGAATCCCTCAAAGCTTTATCAATAGCTCCAAAATACTCAGGGGAGTTTCTTTCGACACCCCTTTTCACTAACATCTCGTCAAGCCCATAAGCAAATCCTGTGACTGCTTCGTTTCCGGGCGCTCCAAACCAAGTGTTTTGCCCCAGCCATCCCTGCAATCGCGGGTCAAGCTGTTGCTGTTGCGGTGGCTGTCCCACCGTATTAGCAGGGGGTTGCTGTTGTCCCTGCGCCTGTGGCTGCATTTGAGGCTGATAGTTCTGTATATAAGCTCTATCTGCCTGTATTTGCGCAAGCTGTTCTTGCGCCTCAACCATAGAATCTGTATCGCCCTCTTCATGGGCTTGCTTGTACCTTTGCTTCGCAGCCGTTAATTCGGCTTCAGTGCGATTCTGTACACTCTGAAGCAATGCTTGTTCGCTTTGGCCTACAAGTCCTTGTAAGCGCTGAACCTCTGTTTGGGTTCCTTGTGCAAACTGCACAGCCTCATCTCTTAATCTTTGCGCAGCTTCTTTCTCTCTGCGCTGTTGATGATACTCGTATTTTAATCTGTTTAAACGCTTTTTAACACGCTCATCTTGAACGTCAATCTCTTCATCAATGTTAAACGGTTCAACATCAGATCTTACAGGGCGACGATCTTCTTCTGGAGTATCGTCTACCTCAATGATTTCTATATCATCGGGTTCTGGTAATGCTACTTCTTCAGACACGGCTTATACCTCTTGGATCTTGTACTACGGCTTCGGGTGTATCATCGTTAATCAAACGGAATTCTTTGCCATGAATTTTTATTCTGGTTCCGCTATACGCCCTCATTAAGATAAAGTCTCCCTCTTTGCACCAAGGCCCATTAGGAAATCGTTTTGTATCTTTATAACAGTCTGGCCCCATTGCAATAACAAACCCTACCATCGAAGCAGTTTCTTCGATTTCTAGCGTTGTCCTTGCTTTTATAATGCCGCCTTCTGTTTTTTCCTCTATCTCCGGTAATCCAATAAGGATGTGGTATCCAGTAGGCACTGGAAGTTGACTAGCTTTTTCTGTATCTGCTTTGTCTTCTTCAGCGCCAATGGACGTTACGTCCACTTCTGCTGCTGTCATTTTTTCACTCTCTGCAACACTTAAAGGGAAGTGTAGTACCCGCGCATCCTGATGATGCTAAATTTCTGTAAAGGTCTTATCTGCTACCTCTCGTATTTCTCTAGCAGCCATTTGTAATCCTTCTAGCTGCCCTCTAAACAATTTGTAGTCTTCAATAGACTCAACCGATCCTGCAATCAGCTTTTCTTTACAATGCGACTCTAGGTCGTTTAAACGCGACAATATCAAATCAATAAACTGTGGGTCAATAAAATCACCCATTGCGTTTTGGATTCATAATCTGATCTGCAAGCTTGCGACCTATTTCAGCGCCTTTACTTTTTTCTACAAGATTAGCTCGCTCAATTGCAGCATCTCGATCATTAGTTTTATCAACAATCCTTGCGCCAAGCTCTGCGCCAGCAATCTTAGCTTTAGCATCAAGCTCCGCTTGGGTAATCCTTTCTTCACTGTTGATCTTGATCTGAAGCTCGCTCATATCTTGCTCAAGCTTCATTCGCTCTAATTGATCTCTCATTTCTGCCTTACGAGCATCAAGCGCCAGTTTTTCTTGCGCTGTTGCTACTCGCTGCGCATCTGATTGCGCCTTAGCCATGGCGGTTTGCTCTTCGATTTGAAGTTCTTTTTGCTTCAACTGCAAGATTGGATCATTAGCTTGCGCAGCTTGCTGTTGTTGTTGAGCTTCAGCTTGTCCCTTTTGCAACAATTGTTCTGCTGCTTGTGCAACAAGTGATGACAACTTAGCTTCAATTTCAGGCGGCAACTCTGTTTCGGCAGAAGGAAGATCTAAACCAAGTTCTTTCTGAATCTCTACTCTGTACTGGAACGCCAAGTGTTCTGCAATATGTGCAGACACTGCGGCTTGAATAGCTTGTTGATTCGGAGCTTGCGCCATAAGTTCCATAATTCTTGGATCTTGCATTGCTGCCATATGCGTCTTGATATGCGCTTCGTGATCTTGATAGGCAAAAGCTTTTACTGGCTCTCCATTTATAAAATCCATATTTTCTGTAACTGGATCTTTAGGAGAAAGGTCATCTGTTTCTGGAACAAGTGTTTCTGGATCTCTTATTCCTAATGCCTCAAGCATTTGTCTATGCAGCGCTGGCAAATCATAAAGCTGTGGTGATTGTTGCGCCAACTGCATAGCCGCCTGATATTGCATAATCCGCTGCGACATAGTGGCAGCATTTGGATTTGCCACAGGTACTACGTCTATCTGATCATTAAAGTCTTTTTGAATATCTTGCTTTTCACCATACGGCTGGTATGGATACTCGCTTGGCCCAAAGTCTTTAACAATATTTGTAACAAGCCTTAGCTCATTTTTCATAGATGCATGTAGTCTTGCTTGTATTGCAGACATAACTTTCATGTTTCGCTCTATCAATGCAAGCGTAGTTCCCACAGGAGCTTGGCTATTCATGTCTGACGCCTTTACATCAGCCATTGATGCAAAGCGTCGAGCCTCTTCTACAAGGTTGCCAAGGAGGTTATAGAGCGTTGTGCTTGGTTCTTTGTATGGCAAAAACGAAATGTTTTCTTTAATTGTTCCACCGGGGACATCTACATCACGAAACTCTCCGGGCATAATTGGAGTATCGTCTGCGTTAATGCGCATACCCCTTGTCTTTAACCCGCCCGGAAGATTTGCCAAAGTACCTGCATCAACTAACTGGCGAAGTATTGAGGTTGAGGATTTAACTAGACCGCCAATCAAATGCACCAAACCTAAGCCATAAAAGCCCAAGCCCGGAATATATTCATAGTGTACAAAGTGATCGCGCTTACGCTTAAGCGGATCATCTTCATAATAGTTTCTGCGAATAGATAAAATCGCAGCAGAGTCTTTATCTACAGTAACAACATAAGGAATAGCTATGCCTGTAGGCTCGCCATCTTTCATATCTTCAAAGCCTTCAAGATCAAGCTCTACTTGAATCTCCAGCAAAGAATATACGGTTTCTCCAAATAAATAATTAGATCCACCTGATGGAGAATAACTTTCTCCTGTCAACTCACTGTATTTTTCTTTTACAGGGTCAACTGAAGAGTCACCGCCCTTTAGCTCTACGTCCCTATAAAAACCTGCAACTTGTAACTTGCGAACATCATTGCCCGTCTTGCGCATTCGATGCGTCATACGAGTTAATGATTTAAGATCTGTTGCTCCGTTAAATACAACTAAATCTTCTGCTGGAACAAACATTGAGCAAGGTCGGCCCATTGTTAGGTCATAATAAACTTTTTTAAATGCACTACCTGCTAGTGGTAGTGAAAATAACATCCGCTCCGTTTCTGGACGAAACTCAGTCATTTCTTCGGTAAGTAAATAATTTAAATAGTTTTGTATACGATTTGCTTGCTTATATATTTCATCGTCTGCTTCGCCAACTATCTTTGTTCTTGCTGGGCCTTGCGCTGGAAACAACTCTCCAATTGCCTGAGACTGAAATCTAATAACGGATTCAGCAAGTAGGGGGTGGTGTACGCCACAAGCTCCGGGCCACGGCTCAGTACGGTCTTCGATTTTCAAACCTAGTAGATCAAGACCCTCAACGTAGGTGTCTTCCCAATCCCTTCTGGATGCAAGGTCATCTTCAAATGCTGAAACAAGCTCAGACCCAAGCATATCGAGATCCATGTCATCCATGAACTCAGCAAGGTTTGCATCAAATGGCGCATCGTCTACTTTAGCTTTGGGATCAAAGTCAATAATCATCCCGCCATCTTCAGTCTCAATTGCAACTGAGTCGGGATTTTCTATCTCAATAACCATTGCTGGCTCAGAAGCTTCTAATCTTCCAGCCATGTCAGCCATTTCTAAAGCGTCTAGTGACTTATCTACAGCCATAGTGTTTCCCTCATCGCGGCGAGTTTAAACGCCCTAGTAATAGTTAGCAATTCGCCGTGGCTGGCTCTCTTCATAATCATCATGGTCTAGTGCAATAAAGCCGCCTTGCCTAAATCTAAGTAATGCTTGTGTTGATGAGTCAACCAAGTCATCGTGATCACCAATAGGAAATGAGGCAAACTCTTCAATCACTTCCTCGGCCCATCTTTTTGGTGGTGCCCAAACAATGCCTGATGCAAAAAAATCTGCAACAGCGTTTACACGAGACACCTTATCATTGCCACGAGAAGGAGTGTACTCCTGTACGCTTATACCCACAGCCCTTAATTCATAGATCAACGGCGCACCTGCGGCCTTTGCCTCCACGATAAACGCATCTGGTTGCCAATCTACATACATCTCATAGGCTCGTTTCTTGAGCGTAGGAAACTCCATACGCTCTTTTAAGGCATCTAATAGGATTATGTTGGGTGCAAGCATCCCTTCGTCATTTTCTTTGTAGAACACACCCCACGTTGTACAGGCAGAATAGTCAGCCCGTTCATGCTTCATAAACGCCGTATCCCAAGATTGAATTACAAACGACACATCAGGCGGATCACGCTCCTCCCAAACTTGCCACCAATCCCGTTTGATGATTGCAGACTCTTCAGATGTAGGCTGTTGCTGGTACTGCGCTTCCCATTTAGATATAGGCAGTTCGGCCTTAAGCTTTTCTAATTCATCAATCGGCCAGTATTCAGGCCATAATGAGGAACCTGATGGCAGTATTGCGGGTAGCTCAATGACTTCCCAATCATCAGATCCATCACGTTGCATGGAATCTCGCGTGATTTGCCCACACAAATCCTTCTGACTCCAGCGAGTCATCACAATAATAATTGCACCTCCGGGCTGAAGACGCTGCCGAGGGCCAGAACTAAACCACTCATAAGTAGAATCAAATACCTTTGGATCAGCCTGTTGTCCCTGTTGTTCTGAGTGCGGGTCATCTATAATAAGCAAATCAGCACCACGACCAGTAACGGCACCACCAACACCCACAGAGAAGTACTCACCACCACCTGATACATCAAAGCGACCAGCAGCCTTTGAGTCAGCAGTAAGTGATGTTTCGGGGAACACATCCCCAAACTCTTCACTACCAATCAAGTTTCTAACCATTCTACCAAAGCGAATAGCAAGCTCGGCGGTGTGAGACGCCATAATAATCTTCTTCTCAGGCATCTTGCCCATAATCCAAGCTGGCAATAACCAAGAGGTAAGCTGAGACTTACCCATACGAGGGGGCATGTTAATCATTAAACGCTTACATTCCCCACTAGCAACACGTTCAAACGCCCTTGCCATCTTCCTATGGTGCCCACCTTCCATAAATGCTGGCCATACAGAAGCACAAAAAGAAAGAAAGTCTTCTTGCGCCCTTTCTCTACGAACAGACTTCTCCAATGCCTCCATCAAATCCATTACTTGAATACGATCAGCCGCAGAAAGCGTTGACATTCTTTCTGGTGTCAACATTTGTTTCACACTATCCAGTTGTTCAGTAATTGATGTTGACATTTATCGCACTAATCCTTTACAGAAATGTAATATTTTTTTGCAAAATTTTTGTAGACATATAAATGTAAACTTTATTTGCGATTTAGGGGGTAGGGGTCATTGGTAAAGTGGGGTGCCTGACTGTGTATATTTGTATATACGGGTAGGTACGGGACTCCTGCGCTGTGTGCGCGGGGGTGGGGGTGCGCTGGGGCGTGTAAACGCGCTACGAGCGGGACTCCTGTGCGCATTATGCGAGCGCTAGTCCGGCGCATCAAGCGCATTGGGTGCGCCACGCGATAGCAATCCGTTTAAACGCTCCAAGATCACCGTAGGTGAATCCATGTCGGCCTTAGCGACCACCTGCTGCTCGACATACAGACGCGATGCCTTGCCACGATGGTGTTCGGCCTGTATAGCAGAGCTATATTGCCCAGCGTCACGCGCATCATCACGCAAAGCAGCCAGCGTATCGAGGTGTTCCCGTAGGGATACCGCCCGATCATCGGCCAATTCAGCGCCACGCTTATTAATTAAGTCTACGACTTCAGGCTTTTTAACCAACTCACTCCCCTTTTTGTCTGGATTACTGGCGTAGCCAGCCATACGCGCACTCTGCGCCTGTGTACGGCCTTCGGCCACATACCTAGCGAATAGGCGTTCCTTCACGCTGACCTGCTTACCCATGCATTACCCGTAGAGCGTTTAAACTGCAAAAGTTACCCGTAGGGTAATAAACTTAGTTACGAAATAAAAGTTGACAGTTTAAACGGAATCTGGGCATAGTGATTGGCGTCGACGGATTGGGCAGCCCATCTAACCCAGCTTACCGACGATCACTGAATGGGTGTAGGCCACCTCCGATCAGGTATCGGTGTTTCGATCTCACGGCGGATCGGAGCGAATCAAGCTGGCATTGTGTGCAAGGCAATGCTGCGAAGGCTTGGGCAAAGGATGTCGGGGCGTTGGAGTCACCTACTCCGACACGAAGTGTACCGCTGGGATAGCGGCAGCGACGTAGTCGGATAGGCCAAGAGCGTCAACGGAGTGAACCGGCTAGGTGTGTTCGCAGATCGGTATGAGGCCCGTGATGCACCTGAAGAGTCGCCACAGAAAGCGACTTGGACTAGACGATAGATTCACTAAAGATCGAGAGATTATATCTCTGATGCGCTTACTGCTCACCCTGTGAGCGTATCGAGATCGAATTTCACTAATGTTTAATCGCAACCAAAGGAGTACTGCTATGCAGTCATACAAGACACGAGAAGAATGGTTACAAGCTGCGCTTGTTATGTTGTTTGAGATGGTGTTTGCCAATGCTGGTATCTCACCTGCCGCATGGGAATCACGGCGCTACCGTGTGTCCTGCGGTTTCCCTATCGGGTATCGTGGATCTAAGAGCGGCAAGGTCGTGCTAGGTCAGGCATTCGACGCATCAATCAGTGCCGATGGCACTATGGAAGTGTTCATCAATCCACTAGTGGATGATGTCACCGAGGTGCTGCGTATCCTACTACATGAATTCATTCATGTTTGGGCTGGCATCGAATGTGGTCACAAAGGCGAGTTTGCCAGAATCGCTAGAGCCGTAGGCTTTACCGGCCCGATGACACAAACCCCTGCTTCCCCAGCTCTGCTGGACACACTCAAGGATATTGCCGACATACTCGGAGAGTATCCCCACGCTGCAATCGACGCCAATCTTCGCAAGAAACAAGGCACTCGTATGCTCAAGATCCACTGCAACGAATGCGGATTCACCGCACGAGCTTCGCTCAAATGGCAATCGACCATCACCGCCGAGTCGCATTGTCCTTCCTGCCACCTCGCTGGATGCCTAGTCACAGACTAGGTTTCCACACTGTTTAAACGCAACAAAGGAGTACGAACTATGTTCGATCATTCTAACACAATCGAGCCACGCCGCCTAAACAAACTGACCGAAAGGTTGTCCCATGTGAGCGAGCTTGTCGCTGCTAACCTACATGGGTTATCAGCTATCGCTGACAGCCTGTCTCGTGATGAGCGTTCCGCTTTGTCCCTGCTCTGCACACTGTACCGCCTGTCCCCCCAGATGCCTGTCGAAGACAAGATCACCCTCTGGGCACATGGCCCTGATGGTGGCAAGGCAGCTACGCTGACCAGCGATGATCTGGATCGCATGGTGGCCCAAGTCACCGAGCGGCTTGAGTCTAAGATCGAAGATCTGGAGCGTCAGGTGGCGGCTACTCGTACTGTCAGACACGAGATCGTGATCGGTGATGAGATCGTAGATCTCGGTGATGTTCATGTTCACGAAGTGTTCGATGACATCCTACCTACGGTAGCAGTTGGAGAGAACGTGTATTTGGTCGGCCCTGCTGGATCAGGCAAGACCACCATTGCGAAGCAAATCGCTGAAGCGCTTGGCCGAGACTTCTACTGCTACGGTGCCATCAAGTACGATCACGACGTAGTCGGTTACGTCAAGCCCGACGGTTCGTACTCACAGACTAACTTCTACAAGGCGTTTAAACATGGTGGCCTCGTCCTGATGGACGAAATGGACGCATCATCCAGCAATGCGCTGCTGGCGTTGAACGCTGCACTAGCCAATGAGTTTGCCAGCTTCCCTTTGGGGAACGATGGCGAGGGTGGCATGGTTGATCGGCACCCCGACTTTGTCGTGATTGCTTCGGCCAATACCTTCGGTCACGGTGCATCTGCACAGTATGTGGGACGCAATCCCATGGATATGGCTACGCTTGATCGTTTCTGCAACATCACGATGGGTTACGACGAGTCGCTAGAGCGAGCCATCACCGGAAACGATACTTGGGTGGACTACGTCCAAGCTGTTCGCCACGCCGTGGCACATCACAAGATGCGCTACATCGTAAGCCCAAGGGCTTCGGTCAAGGGTGCCAAGCTGCTAGCGGCTGGCGTGTCACCGGATCGTGTAGCAGCACAGACGATATGGAACAAGGGCTTCAGTGAAACTGACAAGCACAAAATCTTGGACGAAATCGGCGGGGATGTCTTCGCCTTTGTGGAGGCAGCGTAATGAGCATAGCAACGTACAACGCAACATGGGACGAGTGCATGGCAGATATGCACCGTGATCCGAACGAGGCATGGGGCGATGAGCCATCATCAATCAGCGGCACCCACGAGTTCACCGGATCTAATTCCTTTGAGGAATCACAGCAGCTTGCGATCAGCGGCTGGGCCGAGGGGCGCGATGCCATGGACGCCGACGTTGAGTTTGCCAAGGCAAAAGAGGCATCGTTTAAACGACCTGAGTGGGAGTATGGCATGGCAGGTCAGCGAGTTTGTGTCCCCAGCTACGCTGCCGGAGCGCCAATGCACATGATGTTCATGGACGATGAGGACGCCAAGCCGCTACCGATTGTGCGAATCTACTGCGACATCGGCGCTGTGTGGTACACCAGCACTGAGGCGATGATCCGCAAGGGTGCCGCAGTGGTTGCACTGATCGACCAGATCGAACGGGCTGGGCAGCGTGTCGAGTTGATTGCTACGCAGATCAGCAAGACGCATCGCCAGTACGATGAGCAGCACATCTTCATCACGGTCAAGCAGCCCGACGAGCCGCTTGATCTTGATCGCATCAGCTTCGCTGTGGCACACCCCAGTATGCTGCGCCGAGTGTGCTTCCGCATCATGGAGTTCACTTACGACAAGCCAGTATCTGCCTACGGCAGTGTCGAGGAGATGAAGGACATCCCAGAGGATGCCATGTACCTACCGCCCATGCTTGGCGATACGGGGTACGAGGACATGGACGCAGCGCTGGCCACGGTCAACGATGCATGGACTGAGAGCGCGGCCTACCAACAGGCCGCTTAGAAAGAATGCTTGACAGGTGATGCTGTCTCGTATTACTACTGTAAACCATCGCAACAAAGGAGAGCCGCGATGACTTGAACCTAAGCCTTCCACCGTCAATCACCTCACATGAGTGACGGGTCATGGGCATGGAGTCTGATGTGGGGTGCGCCTTGGGAAGTCCGACCAAGGGTAAGCGACAAGAGATGCGACCTCATGGGCCATATCAATAAGCCCCAGCAAAGCCTCGGCATTCTATTTAAACGCAACGAAGGAGTAACTATGTTAATCGAAAAGCAATCGCTGTTCTCAGGCAAGACCCACATCATGGATCTGCCTGTCACCCAAGAGCAAATCGCTCGTTGGGAAGGGGGCGCATTCATACAGGATGTGATGCCCGAACTGTCCGAATCTGAGCGTGAGTTCCTGATCTCAGGAATGACCGACGAGGAGTGGACTGAGTGTTGGGGGGAGGAGGAGTAACCTCCTCTTTTCAATCTGTTTAAACGCAACAAAGGAACAACCATGACCAAGCCTAACGCAGCAATCGCACACTTCCTGCTCGGACTCGACGGGAAAGACGCCAACACGGAGAGCCGCGAGGGTAGCCTGTACCTACATGGCAACCTGATCGCTCAACGTGATGATGACAAGTCGGAGATCTGGATCTCTAACGCCGGATGGAAAACTCAACTAACGCAACGGCGTTTAAACGAACTGCTTCACAAGATGCGAGTGGCGGCGAAGATCGCAACTCGTGACGGGCAGCAGTACATAGATCATGTGGTCGATGGCAAGCTCAAGTCCACGCTACTCGTTGGCTTCAACGAGGTTGCCCAGACCGCACTACGTCAACAATGGGGGCATTGATGAGCAATCTTAGACTCGCATTAACGACGGGCATCCTGTCCGTTATCGGCGCAATCAACCTGTGGGTGGGGCTGTATCTGTGGGATACGGCACCCGACTACCTCATCAAACTGTGGGGTGGTGCGTGGCTGGTGCTGTTCGTCTGCGTGACGTTCACAACGAGCGCTTGCACCGTGGTGCTATTGGCATCCGCCAAAACTAAGGTTGACAAATGATTCTCAATAGGTTACTATAGTAAACCATCGCAACAAAGGAGGCTCCAATGTATTGGATAAGCAAGAAAGAACATTCGCTTCGCATAGCCATCGGCAAGAAGCGTTTACGCGACTTCAAACCAGAGGAAGGGTGCGAGTATCTGGTTCGCACCAGCAGGAAGTCGCCAGACTTCTTTGAGTTCGTGCCTGTTTACGTCGGCAAGGACGGCAAGTTGGTTAGAACCAACCAAGATCAAACATTCTGGTGCTAGGGAGGCTGCATGACAGAGATATACACAGACAAAGACTTTGTCTTTGAGATAGTGCCAACGCCACGGCAAAGCGACATGAAAATGTTTGCTTTGGTCAGGGACTATGCGCCCCATGATTGGACAGACGAGCGGGTGATGGACAACGTCAAGGCTATGCAGCGCGAGTACGACGAAACGACAACCTATCTGTCACCCATGTTTCAAGTCCTGCGCCGTGTGCTGTGGGATGAGCAGCATGGGTTTCGCGACAACGCACCAACCTACCTGTCAATCAAGCGCAATGACCGTGAGCCATTGAATAATTGGCGAGCCAAACAGCACATCAAGAACGCAGTGCTAGGCGACCACTGGGAGGCGGTGGAAATGTATCCGCAAGAGGATCGACTGGTCGATACTAGCAATCAGTATCACCTGTTTGCATGGGAGGCTGTGTTTCCCATATACGTGTTCAACACTCGTGAGGTGTGGAGCAAAGAAGAATCCGAGGATCGCAACCAACGACTCGGCATAAAAACCAAACAATCATAATGTTTAAACGCAACAAGGAGAACCCGAAAATGCGTAATCACTACGGCCATACGCCACAAGAGCAAGCCCGATCAGAGATCTTGGATTTGCTTGAGGCACTAGCGAAAGCGGATGGAGATCGCAACCCTCATGTTGAGACTCCGTCTTTCAACACTGCGAAGCGTAAGCACTTCGCTCGACTTTATTACAAGCTGGCAAACCAGTGGGACTTTGAACCCGCTGGAACAGCGTTAGAAGTTTAAGGGGTAAGGCATGATCGAACACTACCAACCACGCATCGACGAGATCCAAGAGAACCTAGCGCGTGATGACATCAGCAAGCGCGAGAAAATCCTGTGGGTTTTCAAGATCAGTAAACTCAGCGACAAGATCCTATCGGATTTTGATAAGCAATTTGGCTATGACCTACGGTGGCCACGAGTCAAGGCACAAGTGGAATGGCTGGACAACTGGGAGCGAGCAGAGATGAGACTCCTTTTAGAAGAGGAGGGTGCAGCATGACACCTAGCTGGATATTCGACAGGCTTGAGCAAGGACTTCCCTTGGATGTGTACCAATATCTTGAGTGCTATCACGCCGACTTGCGCTACCAGTACGACGCTGATGGCAGGAACTATGTGAACGACTGCTCTAGCGGTACGCCTTACTTCGACAGCGAGGACGAGGCCAAGACATACATCGACAATCTGGCTGCTGTGATACAACAGCGCAACGCAACAATTGAACTTGAAGTAATAGAAAAGCCGAAAGGCGAAAAGTTTTGATGTTCAAGCGCAACAGGATGTTGTGGATTGAGGTTGAACCAACGAGCGAAGACGATGTCATCGACCTATCGAAGATGTCCGAGCTTGTTGAGTCAGCCTTGAGAGATGAGGGTGTTACGAAAAGTAAACTCACCAAAGTGGTGATCGAAGTTTCATATGACAAGGAGACAGGCAATGGTCACGATAGACCTAAGCGGACAAGACGGTAACGCATTCGCGTTGATGGGTCACGCCAAAAACTTTGCAAGGCAAATGGGATTGGATGGCGATGAGATCGTTTACGAGATGCAGCAGGGCGACTACGAGGATCTGGTCGATGTGTTTAAACGATACTTCGACGGGGTCGTGGAGGTCATTGATCACGAGGAGGATGAATGGGAGTAAACGAGAAAGGGCTGCGCGAGATCAGGGATGTGCTGATGCGCTACAGCCAGTACGGGTCAGCCTATGAGGTGTTCGACAAGCATGACATAGGGCTGCGTAAATTCGCAGAGGAGGCCGAGAGTGAGATGCGAGCAGGGCGTGTGCCATCCATCGCACTCAAGGCGCATGAAACGAAGTCGGGCCAAGAGGAACGACATCCATTATTGAAAGACGGGTTTGATAACTAGCAACAAGGAGATGTGCATGAATATGCAGAAACAAAAGAAGATTGTCGATGAGACAATGGAGATTTGCAGAGGGTTTATTAGCAAGACAGAGCAGCAAAGCATGGATGTGTTTAAACATGCTGGATCTCATGGCGAACTCGATGTGATGTTTGCTCGCATGGTGATGATCGTTCACGATCAGTTGATGGAGATAGATCTCTCGGAATCATACAGTTCGGTGACGAACAACATGCTGCTGCAATGCCTACACGTTATCCGCAGGGCACACGCCAGAGCGCTGGAGGGCTTGATCGAACATGAGCGTATGCTTGCAGCGAAGGAGTCGTTGACCAGTGCGAAGCATTAACCGGCACGTTGCGGCAAGGGGTGCGGCCATGATCCTAGCGGCCATGGCTTACCTTTGTGTCAGCGAGCAGGACTTCGTAGAACAATGCACAAGCGATCCCGTTTGTGCGTCCAAACATATTCGTAAGTAGGTAAGACATGAAGATTTCAGAACTAAGAACAATCGCAAGCGACATAGGTGAGAAGAAGATCGTAGGCATGATCAAGAAAGAAGTGACCAAGGCTCGCAAGGATGATGGCATGGTAGCTATCTGTGACATGGTAGATGGGCTGCTTGCAGCTATTGATGAGAAGAAAAAGGAGAGCGCCAGTGAGTAATGTTTTCAACATGAGCGGTGAGAAGGTTGATATAGCTGAAGATATTGAGGAGCATCGGAGAGTGACGTTACGGTTACAGCAGCCATCACAGAACCTCTTGAGTGAGGTTCAGAACTTTGCCATGACCGCCAACGCCGAGGAGCAACTGCTTGAGGCGATGAGTCCAGATCGTTTAAACGAATGGGTTGAGTCAACGCTCCGACGATTCAACGGCATGGATTGGGGTGTCATCTGTGATGAGGACAAAGAAACAAACCTAGTCAGCGCCAAGCGTGGTGGCATGGTGATGGGTCAGTACCCATACAACGACGCAAAGGATCAGGTGTGGCTGATCTTAGATGCAGGGCACGAGACTCTGACTGTGTTGATGCCGGAGGACTACTGATGTCTGGCGTACCGTGGATTGCCGCTGCTGTACATCTAAGGCGCAACGGGAGTACGCTCAAGCAGATCGCAGAGGAGATCAGCGTACCCCTTAGCACCATGCGGCCATACCTTTTGAGCGCAATGACAGAGGAGGAGTACCTGTCTTTGAATAAGCCAACGCGCAACTCCGAACGGGCTGACCGCATAAGGTTGGCCATACGGGAGGGCGAGCGCAGCATGGCAAGCATCGCAGAAGACGAAGGCGTTAGCCGTCAGTATGTTTACTCGGTCAAGTGGAAACTTGAAGGCGCAGTGGATAAAGCAATCAAGGATCTAGGTGACAAGGATTATGTCGATGACAAGGTCGGCATTCTTCAATCCCAAGATGAGCGCAACAAAGCCATCGAGAAGATCGAAAGAATGCTTGACGTTTAAACGCTACTCCAATTGCCGCAGGTGTCTACGCACCACATTGTAGACACTTGACGGCGCAATCTTTACTGCTCGCGCAATCTCTGCCTGAGTCACGCCCTCCCGATAAAGCCTTGAAACCCTCTCGACTTCCTCCTCCGTCAAAGGCTGGCGCTTTTCGTAAACCTTTGGTTTTTCAAACCGCTCATGCACATCATCTTGTGCGCGTATTGCTCTCAAAAACTTTGCGCTCATCCCGACAACCCCACCGTTGGTGTTCGATAACTACCGTCAACGTAGTTGTATTTGAGATCAACTGTCCCCACCCTACCGCTCTGCTTGAATCTTATCTTCTTCACATGCACTCGGATGTCATCCGATCCCTCCGTGAAATCCCTTTCCACAATCAGAATATTGTCTGCCTTGTTATAAAAGTTTGCTGATCCCGCTATGTCGTATGGCTCTGGGACAGGGAACGTCCCGTCCTGATTCCTTCTCAGCTTCGCTGGATGGGCAACTAGAAATATCGCGCACTCGTTTGCTGCTGCCCAACGCTTGAGTGAGGCTAGCATCTGCGACACATACTCGGTTTCCGTCCACCCGCTGGGGCGACGGTGTTCAAACTCGTTATACGGATCAAGGATCAGGCCGCGCACGTTTGGGTATCGCTGCACACACGCGGTTGCATTCTCCAGACACCACTCCACAGTCGGCGCTTCGTCTTCGGATCTGATCCAGTAGTAATGCTTGCCGATAAAACTAACCGCCTCCGACCACTCGTTGTGGTTCATCTTCTCCCCGCTACGCACATCCCACGCTGGCTTGCCGACATACTTAGCCGCCAACTTATTAATGTGTTCGTCAACTGGGTTCTCAAAGGAACAAACCGCGAACCTCCAATCCTCCATTGCCGCAAGGTTTAAACAGATTTGATCTAGGAATTCTGACTTACCAACTCCCGGCGCTCCACTAATAATGTTTAGCTCGCCAGCCCTCACCCTATAGTTGAGATCCAGCGCATTGATACCTGTGCTGACACCAGTTTTCACATCACCATTCAGTAATGCGAAAGCATCATTCACATATGAGCGTGTCTCATGCAAAGCTTTTAACGGCCATGGTTCTGCGCCATCCACAAACTCCTTGAACTTCTCCGCGCCGTAGCCGACGAGCATATCGTTAGGATCTTTGCAGCCCTCTGGCCAATCAACCCGCCAACATCTATGCCTACCCAACCTACGCGCAAGCTCATTGCGCATTGCGATACCAACGGAATCCCCATCCGTGAGCAAAACAATCCTCTTGAACTGCTTCAACTCCTCTTCCAGATCCTCCACCCACAACAGCTTCTTGTCGCTCGCACCATCAGGTACGCTGATGACGTTGCTGTACCCCGCCTCCATGCATGTTAATGCATCCACCTCACCTTCGGTGATAATCAATTGTTCGTTGCTTGGCTCAATCAGGTTCCATAAATAGGGGAGCCTAGCTCCATTCTTGATCTGGCTGAACTCCTTTTGATTGCTTCGGAACTTGACGTTGATGATCTTGCCGCCGCAATCCCTATGCACAAACGCAATAGCTCGCTTGCTCTCTCCGTTCATGTACGCGCTACCTGTCTCTACTCCAGCCATCTCGACAACCTTGCGAGAGATACCTCGGTCACTGAACCATTTGATCACACCCTCGCTTGGCTTTTCCAAATCAGGTATGACCGGCGGCTCCTTTGGCTTGACCACTTCAGGCCGCTTGCTCCGTTTAAACGGGCTACTATTCATGCTGTTTCTCCAAACATTTCCTGTCCAATCGCAGTGATGGCAACGCCATTGCGCCCCTTCACCGTCAATAGAAATTGACAGACAATGCTCATGTTTATTTTTTGTACGGGTGCTACTGCACTTGGGGCAAAGTATTTTTGATTGCCCCTCAGACAGCGCATTGATGGCGAAGCCTTCGCTTGCCAGAGAATCCCAGAAGTCCACGGCTAGGGAGCCGTCTTGAATCTAACGCGACCATCGGGAGTTATCTTTCTCCCGACAGGGTCAGTCCTGTTCTCCAGTGCAGCCTTGGCATCTTGCTTGGCAAGGTAGGCTGATGTGCTTAGGAACCAGCGTTGCTGGGTCTTGATCTCTGCGTCGTATGTGAGCCAATCGTCACGCGATTGCAGAACTGCATCTAGGTTTGGAATGTTTTTGTAGCTGCTTACCCACCGATCATAGTCGGCTGGTTTCAGCTTGATAGTATTGCCGTTGAATTTATATTCCGTCGAACTCGCCATTTCTAATTTGCTCCTTTGTTGCGATTTGGAACTGTCTCATTTCGTAATGATTCACAGGCTCCATGTCCTGCTTATCTCCCCTGTCTTTCCTGCCGCCCCATTGGATTGAATCCGGTTTGGCATCGACCATACTCAAGTAGCCAACGGTTCCGCATGACCACTCCACAATTAAAAATACATCTAATCCGGTTGCACTTGCAAGAGCTTTCGCGCTTGCCACCTTGTGGCTGCTGATCATATACGTTGGGAAGGTACCGAAAGGATGTGTTCTTGTTTTGATTTCACCGAACCCCTCAACCTCTCCTGCATCGTTAATAAACGAGTAGTCGATGGTGTACATTTTTGGGTTTGGCTTTGCTTGAATGTCCCACATCACAGCAATTTTACCTGCCAACGTGCTTTCGCGCTCGCGGTCTTTGCTTGTTTCGTACACTGGCCTCATAAGAGTTACCTCTGTTGCGATAGTTAGATCGGATGGAGAGAGAAGGACGCTCCCCCCAAACCCCCCTCATCAAAGGAGATTGGAGAGAGAAAGTCAGATCGGACGGAGCCGAGCATGGACATTACCGCGAATTTATATAGCGCCCTTGCGGTCTTACCCCCTTGCGCATTCCTTGCTTTCTTAAAAAAGCACAGTCACAATCCCCTTGTCAACTTCTCATCACAACTTGTTGACATCCTTTGTTGCGAAGGAAGGCTCATCGTCACGCCCCGTCTGTGGCGATGGGCCATTTTCGTTGTGATCAATCTCCGTGATAGTTACTTCTGCTCTGGGATTTTCTTTGTCCAGAAATCTACGGCTGCTGATTTGTTTAAACTGTCTGTCGTTTTCGTACAGCAAGCCCTGCATCGCATCGAGCAGAATGCTGGGATCAAGATCCTGTCTGCGTGTTGGGTAGTAGATGTCTGCGTGGAATGACAGGTCGCCTTCCAGCATGTTGTCCATCTTCCCAATCTGCGCTTTCACATCCTTCTCAAACTGAATAGCGGCCTTAGATTTTATGAACCGAGGCTTACCCCCAAAGGTGACAAGACGCCGACTGTTAGACTTGCTTTGCGCAACTCCAAAAATTATTTTGTTGACAGATCGTTTTTCCATGTGTTCCAATCGTACCCCATACCTATCGCAACAATGGTAACACATGAACTACACCAATAAGTTAGGGCTTCCTGCCCCACTAGCCGCAGCGCTGACACGCGACAGCTACACCAAGGGTGATGCGTCGTTTAGTGCGACGGGGTTGCTGCGCCCACCTCGCATGGCAGCTTTGTTCGATGACCCGAACAACATCATGTTCAGAGATGTGAGCAGTAATCTTTGGACGCTGTTTGGAACAGCAGTCCACAACATTCTCGAAGACTCAAAGCATCCCGACTTCATAACGGAGGAGCGCCTGTACTGCTCTGTGAGCGGCGTAAAGCTATCAGGTGCCATAGACGTACAGCATGTACAACCGGACGGCACACGAGTCTTACAGGACTACAAGACTCGCAAAGCATATGGCGTTATGAACAACGACAGCGACGAGAAGCAACTCAACATCTACGCATACATAGCGCACAGGAACGGTATCGAAGTAAGCGGGTTGCAGATCATTAACTTCATCAAGGATTGGAGCAAGCACGACGCTGCTCGCAAACCGGAATACCCACAGCACGACATTTGGATTCAAGACATTCCTCTTTGGCCTATCGAAAAGACGGAGAAGTTTGTTGTTGAGCGGATCGCTGCACACCAAGAGGCTCTGTCTGGCAAGTTACCTGACTGCACAGACGAAGAGCGGTGGCTCCGAGAGGAGAAGTTTGCAGTGATGAAGGAGAAGCGGGTACGCGCAGTGCGTGTGTTCGATTCAATGCAAGAAGCTGAGACATTCATCTCGGCACAAAAGGATGCAGACAAACACAGGATTGATCACCGTCGAGGACAACCTCTACGATGCGAGCAGTTCTGTGATGTGTCGCTGTACTGCGACCAGTATGCTGCGTTTAAACAACAAGGAGAAAGTGATGAGTGATGTTACCTACGGTGACATTTGGGAGAAGTTGTATCCAATCAACTGTACTGAGTTTGCCAAGAGCAAAAACAACTTGACGTATCTCGCTTGGAACTCTGCATGGAGGCTCTTGATGATGGAGTATCCAGATGCGCACTATGAGTTTCAGCCAATGGAGGATCATCCAGACGGATCACAGACGGTGCATTGTATTGTGGTTATCGGAGGTTTGACACGGCGCATGTGGCTACCTGTGATGGACTACAAGAACAAGGCGATTGCAAACCCTAATGCGCGTGATGTCAGCGACACCAAGATGCGCTGCTTGGTCAAGTGCATTGCCATGTTTGGCTTGGGGTTCCACATCTTCCAAGGACAGGTTCAGCCAGAGGACACTTGGAACGATGACTCCGATCAGCCAGCAGAAGAGCCGGTTAAGGAGCCAGAGGCAAAGAAGAAGACCAAGGCAAAGCCAAAGGCAGAAGAATCTAAGGATATGTTTGTTGAAGATACTAATGTTTTGAAGGATGAGCTTGCTCACGCAGCAACCATTGATCAGGCAAAAGAAGTTATCAACAAGTATTTCCCATCAATCAAACAGGGCTATGCGGATCACGAAGGATTCCAAGGCTTGCTTGACCACATCCAAGAGCGCTTGGATCAAATCAAAAACCCAATACCACAAACAGAAGGAGAACCATTCTAATGGCATACGAGAGAAAAGACCTGCAAGGAGCAGCGTTTAAGAACGACAAGAAGGAACTGGATTGGCACGCCGATTTCAGAGGCGACATTCTTGTTGACGGAGTGGATTACTACTTGGATATAACCAAGAAGGTAGCAGCGTCTGGATCGAACTACCTTCGCGTAGCGCTCAAGCCCAAGACGCAAGACGCACGAGCCTCTACCGAGGCGGCGGTGTCCCCGTTTAAGAAAGCGGAGCCAGCGCCAGACGATGACTTTGACTTTTAGGAGGCCGTATGAGCAAGACAAAAGGATATGTAATGGGCCTTGAAGACAAGTTGTCGCAGTCTGAGCTAGACATCAGGGCAGCTAGGCGCAAGCTTAGAGGATTAGGTGTTGAGGTTATGAAGACCCACATGCCTGACCCGCCTATAGACGAGGACATGCTTACCAATTTAGATGAGCGCATCAACGACGCTAAGTTGATACTAGACGGACTGAACTCTCTGGTAACAACGGCAGAAGAAATGGTGAAGGAATTTGCAGAAGAAAACGTGGTCGAAAAAACTACGAAGCCGTAGGCATCTGCAAGCGGTGCGTGAACAGGGCTGCTTGGTTTGTTACAGGCCAGCCCAAGCACATCATCTTACCTTTGTGGAGGAGGATGGTTTGCGAGGTATGCGTAGAAGCGGGGATCAACACGCAGTCCCTTTATGTGATGACCATCACAGACAGCTTCATGCGCATGGCAACGAAAAGCGATGGTGGGCGCTACAAGGTATCGACCCCATGGCATGGCTAGATGTGTTTAAACGCAACAGAGGAATGAGAGATGACAGCGACGAAGAAGTACTACACGACGAAGAATGAAATGATTATCAACCTCCAGAACGAACTGGCCATGCAGCAGGAGGCCCACGAGAAGGAGATCAAAGAGCTACAAGATACAACGCTTAAAGCAGAACAAGACAGAGCCTATATGGCCAACACCTTGAAGAAGTGGTCAGATATGAGGTTTAGAGCCGATGATGCTTGGGACTTGTGCAACATGCTCTCAGCGAACGATTTAAGCACAATCCTCCACTGTTTCAAGGACAGGCTCACTTTCTATTACGACGATGGAGAGGCAACAGACATTATAACGTTAGACACAGAGGGAGATCCCTTCTACTTAGAGAGCGGCAGCATAGAAATATCTTTGGTTGCTGAAGGGGATGACGATGGAGATTAAACCGGCTCGCAAAATATACGCATTAGAAGCGCACATAACGACAGTGAAGCACTTCTCAATAGAAGCTGACTCCTTGAAGGAAGCAAAGAAGAAGGCCGCTAACGAAGCCAGACGATTTATGGGCGAGGATTGGAAAGGGCTAGTTATCAAGGAGGCAGACAATGAATGGTGAGGATATAGCGGAGAGCTTTGAGGCAAAGAAGTATGCGTATCGGCAATCGAAAGATGGAATGGTCTTGTCTTTTGTACTGCACCCCAATGATGTGCCAAAGGACATGGCAACTTCCCCAATAGGGCAGCGATACATGATTGCCTGTGCGCAGATAGATGACTTTGAAAACCCCATTAGGCCAGCGGCTGTCACAGATGCAGAGAAAGCTTTGGCTAGGGCCAACCTCATATGTAGAGATGAGTCGTATATCAAGTGGGTTCGCATGAATTATTACCAATGGCACCCTGTTGATGAGACTCAGAGTGATGAGAACTATGCGGCAGATGTCATTAGATTTATTTGCGGCATCGGATCTAGGTCAGAACTCAAGACAAACGAAGAAGCTAGGGATCGTTTAAACGAACACCTCAAGTTGTTTGAAAGTGAGGTTAGCGCATGAAGACTTGGTATACCGAGGAGTTGCGTAGGTTACGCGCCGACCAAGGGATGTCGCTTCAAGAGTTGGCTGACAAAGCTGGCAGCACTAAGAGTTATGTTGGTCAGGTGGAACGCGGTCTACGCAACCCCAGTTTCGGGATAGTGGAAAACATGGCCAACGCTTTGGGTGCAAAGGTTTACATACAGCTAGAATCTCCAGAGCCTCCAACCGCTGCTGCAAAAGATAGGCGCAAACGCACTTCCATTGTAAGCAGATTTATGTAACAACGACGTTAGGTCAGGGCTTTAATCAGCCGCCGTAGCACGTTCCCGTCCGTGTATGACCGAAGGCGGGTCTGCAATATAGGAGATTTGATGTTTATTTTTGGGCGCAAGACGTACCTTTTTGGGCGCAAGACGTACCTCTTTATACCAATAACCCTGTTTCTTTTGACGGGCTGTAAGACTACAACCCATACCTACTGGGATCAGCTTGGCCCAGATCAGGTTCACTGCCCAGACCGAGCAGCAGGACACAAGATTATGAAGATGTGTCGGCAGTATGGCCCACATTTAATCTGCAAGTGCGTGTCTAACTAATGAATTTCAATATAGGCGACAGTACATCGCACCCAATCTTGCATGGCTTGTTGACTATGCCCCAGTTGCAAAATACATCAACATCAACAATTTTTAAAAACAACGGGTGCGCACCATACCTATCAATAAAAAATGATGGGTATTTAGCTGCACAAATTGATTACCTACAGCAACCCAAACAACCCAAGCGTGTTTACCGTAGCAAGAAACAGGTGCATGTCACTGCGGAATACAACAGGTCTGCCGTGTACCTACTGTTCGATAAGGGTGAGCTTGTCTATGTGGGCCAAAGTGTAAAGCCCTTGCAGCGTATCGGGCAGCATCAGAGAGAAAAAACTTTTGATAGCTACAGGATTTTATACTGCGCCGAGAACCGCCGTTTGTATTGGGAGTCTAAGTTAATCGACGCGCTCAACCCGCCACTCAATAAAACTGGGAAAACTTTCCGGGGAACCGGGTAGCGTTTAAACAACCACCTACTAGAGTGTTTTAGATACCTGTAGTTAATTAACACCTACGTTTAAACGCGGATAGTAGAGGATAATCTATATGATTATTTACCGAACTTTTGCTTTTGAGATTTAGGCGGGGACTTTTTGCTACCACCCTTGCCGCTCCAGAACATCTTGTTTGCCCAGTAAGCTGCTGATGTTTTGCCCTTCTTTATGTTTTTACCATGCCTAGCTTTAAAGCTTTTTCTAGCTTCATCACTGTAGTTGTGGCCCATCTTCTGATCACCAAAGCGAATGATCTTCATCTTCCCGCCATCACGCACAGCCACGACACCTTTCTTTGTCTTGTGGCTTGGTGTTCTCTTTGGCTTGTTTAAACCAGAAAGACCGACCTTCTTGAGCCTATTCTTTTCTGCATCTGTCAAACTCATTTGCGGTGCCTCGCTGTTTTCTTGGCAACCTTCTTAGGTTGAGCGCTATGCTGCTTGCCCTTCTTTGTGTCTGCCCGTTTCTTCTTTGATGTCGCTGCATACTCTTTGCTAGACAGAGACTTGATTGCTTTCTCTGGCAAGTACCGCTCGCCTGTAGCCTTCTTCCCTTGGGTACTAGGCTTCCCTGACTTGGTTCGCCACTTCTGTTTTGTCCACTTCTTGAGGGACTTCTGTGACTTCTTGAGAGGCATTACTTGTACCCACCACCGGCATCTTTGTATGCCTTAGCGAGCATCTGGGCTTTACGCGCCGACCACTGACCAGCCTTGCCGCCCTTCGTTCCCGCCTTGATACGGTTGAACTGGCGCTTGCGCATCTCTGGCTTGGTGTAATTGCCAGCCTCGTTGACGCGAGACTTGCTCTTTTTCTTCTTAACCTTCCCGCCTTTGGCGTATCGTTTAAACATAATCGCCGCTTCTTATCATCTCGGTTACTTCCACAGCGCGATTGCCAACCTGCTGGCTCCAACGCGAATCCATAAACTCATCGGCTGCAATGTCGAACTGCTCGCGGCTCATTGCTTCAATCGCTTTCACAAATCCGCGCAGTCTTGTCATGCCGAGGTTAAAGCTTATGTCGATCATCGCATCCTGTCGCGCTTCATTCAAAGCCGGAAACCAGAAGTAAGTATCAGTCAATTCCTGACGGACTCTCGTGATGTCGTTCTCCAGCAAGTAATCTATCTCGTCCTCAGACAGCCCAAGGCCACCGTTCTCGTCAATGTTGCGCCCGACACCTACAGTGATCATATCCTCTGAACATTTGTACGCATGGCTGCGCACACCCTCATGCCTTCGCAGCATCTCTATTAAATCTTTTGACATCTATTTCTCCCTGCTCACACCTCTGGTCTTCTCGTAGCTTCTCATAGCGCCTAAACCGAGCATCCCAGTCATAGTAGTCATTAACAGCGACGGGTCTATCTCTGGAACCTCTACCCAGATACCAGCAATGGGCGCGATTAATACATGATACAGGAGGCCCAGACTACAGCACCAACCGATGCTGGGACGCCATCCAGCCACAAACAACGACTTGTGTGCAGCCTCCACCTTATTGATTTCCATCTGACCCTTGGCAAGTTCAGCGGCATGGCGCTCTGCAAGCGTACTTAACTCAAAGGCAATACGATTCTTTTCGTCCTTGTCTTCAATAACCTTGTCAAGCAAAGAGGTTGCTGGGCCTATTAGTGAACTGAGTATGCTCATTCCGCTTCCCTGTCTTCTCTACGAAGACGCTCAGTAATCAGCCGTGTTGTCCTACCAGCCTCTACAAGCGCCGAATACTTCTGCCGAAAGTCCTCAAGCTTAGAGTTGTAATTCTTAACTCTGCGCTGACGCTCGGCGCGTGACAGTGTTTGGTCTTTCAGAACCCTACGTCTTGCTGCGAGTACATCATTACGCTCTTTCTCCAAATACGTTAAAGACAATCTTATTTGTCTAGGATCTACATTGGTTACGTTTAAACCAATCATACGCATTAATGCTTGACCCATAGTGTCGCCCTCAACGCCACTAGCCTTTGTGCCACCGCGCAATGCAGTGTTTAGTTTTGATACCGCACCGTATTCTGTGTTCAAAAATCCCGGCAAGACATATTGATTAGCTGCCCAGAACATAGCGTCGGTAAGCTTCCCACGCTTATAGAATGGGCGCTCCATAGCGTTTTCTATGTACATAGGATCTGATGGATTGACTATTGGACGCTGTGTAAACGGATCAAGATTTTGTGATGCGCCAAACAACGACCACGCAGGGCCACCAAACATACCCACTAATGAGGTTACATCTTTAACGCTGAAGCCCTGATCTTCTGCTGCCTTTGTGCCTGTTGCAGTCTTAACACCAGCGGCTAGGTTTGCTCCGAGGCCAGACAGCGAACCCCAAGGATACAGATAGCTTGTGTCCATAAACTGCAAGCGACCTTGCGCATCTCTAGCTGGCAACGGTATGAGGCCGGGATTGTTCCTTAGATAATCAGGCAAAGCCTTTTTAACTTGATCGTACTCATCATCGTCTATATCAAACATCGACATAAACAATGACGGCAACGCATAGCTAAGGGCGACATATGGCGCAAACTTAGTTGGGTTACGCAATGCAGTCTTTGCCAATACTGGTAGAACTTTGTACTGGAACGTAAGGAATGGAATACCCAAGGGGCTTTGTCGCAATCCACGCACAACCTGTGGAACATCAGAGTAATCAAACAGATACTCTTGAGCCTTCAAGAATGCATCGTCTGCCGAGCCGCCCTGTCGCTCCATTACATCTATAGCTATTGCAGTCTTACCTACAACCTCAATGCCTTGATATATGTTGCTGGCTTTATTTGCCAATCGCGTCCATGTATTTAGCTTGAGCCAACCCAACAGCCCAATATCTTTTGCATCAACTGACTTCAAGAATTCAAGCATGTCATCGGACATCTGCATAAGCTCTTGATCAGTAAATGATGACTGCTGTACTCCCCGCTTCAACATCTCTGCGAAGTGCTTAGAGTTTTCAAAGTCATTATTCCTGTACGCAACAATCTCTCTCGCAGCTTCGATCATGCGAGGAAGAACGCGATGGAATGGTACACCTGACAGGTGAATCAATATGGCGTTACTGAAAGTGTTACGCGCAATAGTCGGAGGGTTAAGCGGAACCTTAATGGTTTTCCAAACAGCCGTAAATTTGCGGCCCTTAGACATGAGATTAACGTATGCCTCATCGCCCACGTTGAGCATTGCGCCTGATGAAACGACATCATCATAGATCTCTGTTCGCACTAACCGTCCAGCAAGCAGACCATATTCTCTCGTTTTAGGAACGCGCTTGTATTGATTGCCGTACTGCTGGAGGGCAACCGATATGTCCTTATTAGGATCAGTCAAGTATTCCGATAGGCCGCGCTTTTCAAACGTGGCTATTACAGCCTGTTCCATTTGATCTGCGTCGTTACGGAGCCTTGCTGCTCGCTCTGGCTCTGCTGACTCTAGCGCCGTTGCTATGTCACGCAGCGTCTGCACTTCGTTTATAAGATAAAAGCCGCTGACATTAGATGGCTGTCCGTTCTCATCTGGTGGGCCATACGGAACCAAAAACTGATCGTCATTAGTAGTCCAGTTCTTGTTCTCAGATACAGAGTTCATCCACTCTATAAACTGCAAGTCCCTTACTGGTCGCTGTATAGCGCGAGAAACTAGGAACGCAGGATCAAGCTCATTGATTGCGCCCAACGCTTCTTGCGCTTCTGGATCTAAATCTTTTCTTTGTTTGAGATAGCTAAACTTAGCGTCCCGCTTATCCTCAAGTACATGCTTCAAGTACATACGCGGCAAGTATGACCGCTTGTTCTCAAAGTATGTCTTGGCTGGTAGCAACCCAGCATTCATAAGCTCACCACCAAGACGCTCAATCATGTCCTTAGCTTTAAACGCTGCTGCTGCCGCCCGGTTGTCTAAAGCTTGCAGCTGTTTAAACAGTGCCTCTTCTTGAGAAGACTCACCTGTAGTCATGTACTGGTAGATAGTGCTACGCAAAAGCTCCGTAGATTGTCGGTTCTTTGAACCCTTACGGGTCAGGAACTTGTTGCCAATCTCATCTCTAAGGTATTCAGCGATCTTAGAGGATCGCGCCACAACGCCAAGGTACTCTGCTCGTGACAGGTAAAATTCTTTCTTATCTGGCATTGCCCTTAATGTATTGAAGAAGGGCAAGTTGTTAATGAAGTCTATTCCGTTCTGACGGGCGTTCTTAAATACGCCTCTTAGGTCATCGGTGCCTTTGTTTGTAGCCTCTACGCGATCATTTTCTTTACGGGCATAGTATATTTCTGATGCTTCTTGCAATTGATCTGATGAGCGCATGTCATCAGTGATCTCAAATGTGCGTAACTGGTTTCTCTGGGGGGATGTGGTGATTGCGTATCGTTGCGTTACATCGCCAAAATCTTCTGCTGGAAAATCTGGATCTCTATCCCTAAAAAAGTCTTGTGTCGTATCGCCTTCGATCAGCGCTCTTTGCAAGGCTTGCGCTTCTGCTGTGCCCTCCCCTATTGGTCGGCTGCGGCTACCAGCAGACGCAGCAGGATCATTGCTAACGTCAACAATCGTTGCTTCTTCAAAAGGAATGACATCGCCCATCCCTGTAAGCGGAGAATCGCCTGTGCCAATATACAAACGCTTGTCTTTATTGGCGCGTTTTATTTCTTCTTTGGCTTTTTTAAATGGCTTGCCTGATGTTCCAAACAACCGAGCCATTGCTTCAACAAGCTGTTGCGGCATTTTTTGGTCGTAAATGTTTTCAAACCCGCCGCCCACAGGCAAATCAATAGCGCCCGTAGTTCTGTCTCTAGCGTCCCGTATAGCGGGAACATCCAACAAGCTCTCTGATTCTAACTCTTGTGCAGTAAGCCGCTCTCCCGCTTCTTTTCTTGCTTTAAGTTGCTCTAGTTGAGTAATCTTTTCTTGTACAAAAGACACCAAGTTTGGCGCATAAAATCCTGAACTCGTACCCATCTCATCCAATACAAGTTTGGATATGTTTTCTCCAAGCCAATCGTTTACGTTGAGCTTGAGCGCGTTATCAAATGACAACCTAGAATCTTTTTCACCTAGCTCAATAGTGCCCCTGTAAAAACTGCCAGAAAAATACTCGCCTTCATTACTCACGCCTTCTACTGGCTGCGTATATGAAGCAAGAATCTTCTTGGGTATTAACGGGTTCCGCTCTATAAGCGCTTGCGCCATTGACAGAGCAACGACATCATCAGATAGCGCTTCTGAAGACTCGTCAAATTCTGACTTAATAGCTCTTTCTGCTGCTTCCAGATCAAGACTGAAAAACCGCAACATAAAATCGCCCTTGACTTGCGGATTGAAAAGATCTTCAACCCGCTCAAACGCTTGGCTAATTGCCTGATCAGCATATTGACCTTTTTCTTCCTGCTCTTGAAACGCTTCCCGACCAAGGGGCATTCCACCTAAAGCCTGTGCTTGAGGAAAAGATAGGTCTTGATCTATATCTAACTCTACTGGAGTAAGTAACCCTATGTTTTCATTGAGCCGCGCCAAAACATCTTCTTTGAAAAGAATGATGCCATCCTCTTCCATTTCATCAATTTCTTTGTCGGTAAACCCTAAGTCTTTAGCACCACCAAGTTCGTCTCGGACAACCTCAAATAACACAGAGCCATCTGAGTTTCTTGTTTTGGGCCGCATCACCTTTTTAGGCAAAGCGCTCAACACCAAGCCATCAATATGCTCTTTAACACCGTTGCGATAACGCTCTACTTGCATCTCGCTATTTGATATTGCTATTTGATCATAGCCATTTTTAACAGCCATCTTTGTAAGCATATCCATAGCAAATGCTAGGCGTTGATTTTCGTTTTTAAGCGGAAGATCAGGGACTGTTACGCCATAAACTTTATCTTTGTATTCATCAACAGCTTGTCGGACTAGCTGCTTTTCTTCCCTGTTTAAACGGTCAAAGTTGTCTGATGAAATCTGGCCATCGCTATACAAATCACTTGCTGCAAGCGCCTTCATCTGCGTTTGGGCGCTTTGATGAAGATCCGATTGAATCTCCTCTACAACAAGAACTATATCTCCATTATCCAAAACAATATCTGACACCCTCATATGCATAATCGGGTTTCGTATATCGGGAAAATGTCCGTGATACCAGCCTTCGCCAGCTAATGTGGGAACCGATAAAACAATGTCTCTATAGTTTCGATCTTCAAGCGCGGCAGGGAGTTGACCTTCAGGAGGTTGTGGTATTTCTCTGCCACCCATCGTTGTGTAAGCATAATAGAAATTAGGAGCTTCACTTTCTGTTGGGTCTACAGAAACCTCTGAGCCTACACCAGCCTTTGTTAGTGTCGGATCTAAGTTTATTGATTCCGCTTCTTCTTCTGTTGCTTTAAGTTGCTGCCCTTTGTAGCTATTTTCTACAAGGATCTGACCCAATAACTTTTTATCAAATCCCGATTTTGGATCTTTAATTTCCAATGTTAGAGCTTTAATAAGCCCTTTGCGTTGATTATCAGTTGGTTCAGTAAATACGCTTATTTCATTCAGCGCAGACTGAATGCTTTGCGGCAATGCTGGGCCATCAACAGATGGATTAGGGACACTGTCATTCGTTGACAAGTACATCTTGAGCGGCTCAATAACATTCATCGCAAACTTGTTGAGGCGCAAGCTAGTCATTGCCTGATTAGCTACCTGATTAAACGCTTGATTGTTTCTGTCTTCTTGTAACGCAGCCCGATACGCTGTCTCAGAATCTATGCCGGGGCCGCGATCTTCTGATCTTCCGTAAGCAGACCTATCTATTGGCCGTCCATAGATTTGTATTTCAACAATCTGCTCCATGTCAGACACATGGTCTAACAACTCCTGACCTGATACAGCTTTGTCTTGAGGCAGGGTTGCTAAGAATGACGCAAGCCTAGAGTCGTTAAACTCTTCTATCTTGGTGCCTTGGAGTATTCCTGATAGCTGGTCTTTACCCTTATCGTTCTTCTTGATGGTGGCCCACGCTTCTGGCAACGCTTTCTGTGATGCCTTGCCCTGCAATGTGCCAACAAGTCGAGACTTTATCTGTGGCCTAGCTTCTGTTACTGCGGCTGCTGGCCCCTGCTTTATCATGTAAAGCGGTGTAGATGCAGATAGCCCTGTCGCATCAAACTGGCTTGTCGCCTGTGGTAAGCGCCTTCCTACGCGACCTTGTCGTATCTCCTCAAAAACTTGCTCAATCTCAGCGGGTCTGCCTTCCCCAGCAAATGCCGCCTTAATCTGTTTAAACAGCTTTGCAATCTTGCTGAATATCCTACGCAATCCGGGGTTAAACTCTTTTGGCACCTTGCCATCTATGTCTAACCCACGATTGTATAGCGCAGAGCCATACGCTATTAGCTCGTTAAGCTTTTGCTCCGGCGTAAGCCCATCAAAAGCGCGACCATACTCTGTTGCGCCTAAGTGATTAGATACAATGCCCTGCAACCTATCTATGTTGGCTGCAAGATCTGCCTTATCTTTATCTGTAAGGTAGTTGTTGTTGTACAGAAAGTGCGTGGCTTCGTGGTATGCGCGGTTTTGTGGGTCAAGAAACCCATCAGCTAATGACACCGCCACTATGTTGCCAGCCTGTAATCCCAATGCTTCTTCCATTGGGTATACAACGCCATCAATCTCTACTTCGTTTTGATTTGCTTCGCCGCCCCTGCTAGGCCCATAAAGCTGGCTAGCCACCACCAAGTTAGCTTCTGGGGCAATAGAATTTACTATCGCCTTAACTCGGTTGAAGTCGTTTATATCTAAGGGTGCTTTGCTTTTAACAATTCCCGGCCCATCAGGAGTTGCAGTAACCTGAGTCCCTTGTACAACACCAGTATCTTGAAGCCCTTCCTTGCGGAGAAAATCAATGTCATCAAGATCAGACATTTCGTCTTCTTGATTTGCAGCCTCAATAAGATCTTCATTCGTTTCCAAGGCATCCAATGCCCCGTTGTGATCTTTTCCTTGCGCCCTTTGTTCGTTGTAGGCTGCTAAGGCTAGCCCCTGCAATGATTGAGATGCAGTTTTTTCGCTCAACAATAATGAATTAACAAATACCGCAACGTCATTTTTTTCTGAAGCACTTAACGCTTTTTGTTTTTTAGTTTGTAGACGCTTGGCTGGCTTTGCTTCTGGCTCCGCTTCCCCTACGACTTCTGGCTCTGCCTCTACTACAACCTCTGGAGTCGCATCAGCTTCTTGGGTAGGCACCGGATAGAAATCTTCTAAAGTCTCTTTTTTTGCAACAATATCAACTGCTGGTGTGGCTACTTCGGGTACATCAAATTCGTTTCGGCCATCTTTATTAGCCGCCTCGCCTCGTTCTTTAACTGACTGCCGCACAAGTTGACCCAACCTGCGAATATCTGAATCAGAAAACTCTCCTTGCCCACGGTCAAGATACTTGCGTAACTCGCCCATGATCTGATCATCTGCTTTAGATTTGCTTCTTGGGTTGCCGACTATGTACAACGCCTTGTCTAGTTGCGACTCAAAGACAGGCATTGCGCTTTTATATCGAGGCTTGGAGTCCTCTACTGTCTTAGATTGAAATGGCTCTTGGGTTGTTTGCACCTCTGGCGCGGCTTCTACTTCAGGAGCGGCCTCTACTTCAGGCGCTACTTCTACCTCTGGAGCAGCTTCTGGCTCTGCTGGCGGGATTATAACTTCATCTTGATCTTCGTCTAAGGCTTCCTCAAACGCAGGGGCAGATCCGTCTACGCCTTCTGTGGTCGGCCCTAACGCCTGTTTAATCTCATCGGCTTCTGCTTGCCTTGCCGCTTCATCAGTTACCCGCTGCTGCTCTGCTGCTTCTGCTTTAGCTTTTTGCGCGTCTTGATAGCCAAACGCTTTATCCATTAACTGCGCTTTTTGCGCATTATCTAGGTCAGCTAGTGATGCACCTTCTGCTCCAGCAACTTCATCAATCAGCCCCGCTTGCGCCTTCTTAGGAACCCTGCCGCGTTTAAACGCTGCCTTTATAGCCTTGTCTTCTATGTTGTCGTAGCGTTCAACATCTTTGTCACCGGCTACTCTGCCAATAACAGTATCAGTATCGTCACCAAGAATACCGCTAATAATTGGATCGCTTGCTTCATCTGCATTCTCTCCCGAATCAATGACCCCAGCCTCTTCATCAGTAAGTTGCTTGTCATTGTTTGCCGTGGGCATGTTGCGCTCACGGCTTGGGTTTCTTCTATCAAGCTCCGCTTCAATTGCTTTTATGTTATAGGCTGTTTTTGCAGTGACTTGAGCGGTGCCATCCTCTCCGATGTTCATTGCTTCTACAGCTTCTAACACGGACAGCTTGCCAGCATCTACATCAGCTATAAGCTCTGGCGGCAAGAACGCTCGTAGCTTCGCCTCCTCTAGCTCCTGCGCTGTTAGCGAGCCGACATCACGGCCATCAATCTGGTAGCGAGGAGTAATAAGATCAGCATCTTTGGCAAACGAAAGCCCTTGATCTTCTGAAGGAGTCTGGTTTAGCGGTACATAAACTAGCTCATCATCAATAAGCACCTTGGCATCGTCGCCCTCTGTGCCAATAATCTGACCAGATAACTGGTTACCGTCAGCATCGTATACAGCTATTGCTGTCTCGTTTGTTACCGCGTCTTGTATAAATTCATCATCAAGAGGCGCTAATGGAGTAGAGTCCTGATACTCCTTTGTGATCTCTTTGTCGCTCTTGGGGTAACGAACTTTGCCGCGTGTAAGTAAATCAAATATGCCACCAGCACCCGCGCCATAACCAAAGTCAGACAACATACTTTCGCCAATAGGCATGTCTGGGTTGTAGTTGAGCTTGGCAGCAGTCTCTTGAAGTATGCTAGAAAACGCTTCCTGCCCACCCTCACCGATGCCTGTGGTTCCAGCCTCGCCTAAACGACGAAGTATCTGGCTTTTTGTGGCTCCAGCTATACCATTGGGTATGCCCCGTAGCACCATCTCAGGGGCAAGCAATTCAAGAAAACCAATAGGGATGCCAAGAGCAACCGCAAGATTGCGCTGCCCTACGGTGTAGTCATTGCCAGCAGCTTTGTATGCTTCAAGCATGGCGCTCGATTGACCCGCGCCAGCAGCGCCAGCAAACGTCCATTTAAGACCGTTTAAACCCTTGGCCAACCCAAGCGCTCTTCTTGATGCGTCAAGATACTGCGGCCCTTTAGCGGCTAATGCGGTTCCTCTAGCCAAAGCTCCTGCCTGACCCAAGCCGGGAAGGGCGAAAGTAAAGATACTTCCAACACCCTCGGCAAGCTTTCCAACCATGCCCTCTTCATTTCCAACGTACCGCTTTGCTTCTTGTATGTTTTGAAATGTCTCAGACGTTTCTGGATCTAATGCGTCTTCATACCCAGCAAGGTTAGTAACCATGTCTGCCATCGAAAACAGACCTTCAGCCATGCTAAGACCTGTTTGCATAGCACCACGAGCTACACCACGAGGAACGGCGTACAGACTATCGTCTGTGCCTTCAAACATGCCAGTGCTACTGGGAGGCGGTTGAGTGGCAAATGGCGAATCAAACGCTTGGAATAAATCTAAGGCTGTTGTTGGTTCAGGTACAGGCTGTGACGGCTGTACAGGTTGCTGCACAACAGGCGCTGGCTGCATTGGCGCACCCGACGCTAAGTCTAAAAAGCTTCCTTGCTGCGCATCAGGAATGTTTATTTGCTGGGGAGCAAATGACACATTTAGGTCTTGTGGTAACGCATCGAAACTAGACCGCAAGCCCTGTGGCGGGCCTTGCAGCCTATTGATTAACTGCTGAATCCTTTCTTCTTGTGTAGCCATTAAGGAGTAAGGTTATATGCAAGTATTTTCGGATTTAAGAAACTATTTTTTGGTCGCTGATAGAATCGCTTGTATGCGGCAGCTTTATCTTTGGCTGTTGAGAGGTCAAAAATATCTTCTGCATATTCATCTAGCACCGCCATATCGCCTATTGCGCCTTCTGCTTGATGCTTGGCTTGTAGTGCTGCTCGCGCTGCGGCCATTCTCTCTTGCGGATCAGGTATTTGCTTGGCGAGTCTATTGTACTCTTGGCTTAAATCAGAAACGACACGCTTTAATCCTTTATTAATGTTCATCTGTGCGCCACGGACATATTGATTTGCGTAACTGTTACCAATGTCATTAGCTAATACCCTTTGATCTGCATCAATCTTAGAGTCTTGATCAACATTGTTTGCAGCTATGCCAAAATCATCCCTGTTCTTCTTAGCAGCACGAACATCATCTCTAAACCTATCGTATTCTTCACGACTGATATTGTTTCTAGCTAGAACGTCAGCTTGGTTAGCCTTCTTAACATCAACATTGAGGCGCATTGCATCGTAATAGCCATCTTGCTGCATCTTCGCCACTTGATTTCTAGCAGTTCTATTAGCTGAAGCAATTGTTGCTTGGAAAGTTTGAGCATCAGTAATCTTCTTCATTGCGTTTTCTTGTCGTTTAAACGCAGTATTGGCTTTGCCTTGCTCTCTTTGATACTCAGCTAAGGCGTGTGCATAAAGTTCTTTCTGCTCTTCGCCTGTCATCTTGTTCATAACGCCAGCGGCACCAGCCAATCCTTGAGACATTGCCGTAATAAAGTCTGGGCTTTTACTTCCAGCCGCTTGAAAGAATGCTTGGGCCATACCAAGCGATGTTTGTTTCTTCAAACGATCCTTAATGTTTTGGCGGGTAGGCAAGTCCTTTTCTAAGTCTGCAAGTCTCTGAACAGAGTCATCTACTTCCTTGTTATATTTTTCCTCTCTTTTTTGCAAAGTTTTTAATAGATCACCCTGCAATCCATTAACAGTAACTTGTGAGCTTTGCATTTGCCTTAGCAACGCAGCATCTTTTGCGTACTGTGGGCTTTGCTCGTATGGAACAACCCCGCCAATTGGATTATACAAAGCATTGAACGGTTGCGTAGCTCCTGCAACAGCAACATCTGGCGTCGGGAACGTATCAACTTGGGTGCCAGTAGTCGTACCAGTAGTAGCGCCAGTAGTAGCGCCAGTAGTTGTGCCAGTAGTTGTGCCTGTGGTTGTGCCTGTGGTTGTGCCTGTGGTTGCTTGGCTAGGGGGCTGGTTAGCAGCAGCGGCTGTATTTGCAAGAATGCTAGAAGCATAGTTTTGCATCGTTGGAGGAGATAATTGTTGCATTGTAAGAGGCTGCTGAGTAGCTCGATAATCAACTGCCTTTTGTTGTGACGTTGAGTATGGCGTCAAAGACGGTCTTTCTCCGGGGTCTGAAAGGCCAAGCGCTCTTCCAAATCTGCTAAACATTGCCTCTTGAGCTGCGTTCGTTAAAAGCCTTGGTGCAAACATAACAGCATCAGTCGCAGCGCCTACTGGAGATCCCAACAAAGCAGAAGCGCCTCTATTAACAGCCCTGCTATCATTAATTGTTTGCAACACTTCTTGTTGCTCTACATCTGAAAGCAAAGCGAAGGTATCAGGTGTGTACCCAAACTCTTCTAATGCCTGTAATCCTATAGTTCCTTGACTACCAGCTTGAAATCGGCGTATTAAGCCACCGCTCTGCATTGCAGGAATACCGCCTCGCGCTGCAAGCGCAGCCAACTCAGGCGAAATACCTTGAGGCATAGGCGCACTAGGCGCTGTAGGCGCTCCTCTGGCCATTAGAGCCTGTCTACCGGCAGCGGCACCCTGTGCCATAGGTGCAGCTTGCGGGGCTTGTGGGGGCATAGGTTGACCCATAGGAGGCATCTGTGGTGCAGCTTGGCGGTTAGCCATATTGATTAGCTGATCCACTACAGGAGGCATCTGTCCTTGCTGTGGCATCTGTGCATCTTTGCGTATATCGCTACGGGCTTTCAT